CTACCATAGGTTAGAGGCACCTCAGAGTCGGACCTCTAACTAATTCCCTTGACCTTACCCGCTACGGTCCGTTGTAGTGGTCAAGGAATTTAACTAGTATGGCGGAACCATACTGGACTCGATTAGTTTAATAATGTCTTTTTATTCAAACTCTACTTATGGAACTGTTATACATTCTGCTGATGGTTATCAACAAAAGATACTAGCAAATGATGGTTCTGATTTAGCTAACACTACACTAGCAACTCAATCTGCTCTTAGCATAGCTCTTGGTGGTTATGAAAGAGTAATGGGTAAGTATACTATCTGGTATGATTCAGATGATACTAATAAACTTAAGTTTGCTATTAAAAACTTAGATTCTAGTGATGCTGCTATTGCAACAACTATTTACACAGACGTAACTGCACGTGTAGAAGAGTCAACTGCTGCTGATACCCCAGGTGCTGCTAACGTTGAAGGTACTGGTACTTCTTCAACAGATGGTGCTGGTGAAGTTATTACGATTGACATCGGTGCTGCCACAACTGGTACACTAATAACTGTAGAATTCAATGCTCTAGTTACTGCTGCTACAAAAGGTACTCTAGTATTCCAAGCTGCATTGGTTACAGGTACTGGATCTGGTACACACCTATTAGCTGGTTCTAATGTAGTATATAAGAAGTGGTAACACACTTTGGATCGGAGGTTTCCTCCTTTCCTGCGGGTATAGTTTAGTGGAAAAACTGTAGCCTTCCAAGCTATTGTCATCGGTTCGAATCCGATTACCCGCTTTGGCTTTTGGCCCTGTACGCAGGATACCCTTTAGCCGTCTAGACGGTGGGATAGACCACAACAAAATGATCAAAAAATTTTCAGCTGGAAGAAAGTAAACTAATACATTTTTAAATAACAATGGCTACTGCCACACAATCGGTATTAGGTTCAGTCAATAAACTGGTATCTGATACCTCTGGTTCTCAGGCTTATGATAGTAAGTACGGAACCTACCTTAAGCTGTTCTCAGGTGAGCTATTTAAAGCTTATGAGTCAGCAACGATTGCTAGAGATACAGTTCAGCGTCGTTCACTAAAGAACGGTAAATCATTACAGTTCATATTCACGGGTCGTATGCAAGCTGCATACCATACCCCAGGAACACCTATACTTGGTTCAGGTGATCCTCCAGTAGCTGAGAAGACCATCACTTGTGATGACCTCCTTATCAGTTCAGCTTTTATCTACGACCTAGATGAAACACTTGCTCATTATTCACTTCGTGGGGAAATCAGTAAGAAGATTGGTCATGCTCTAGCTGAGTCTTACGATAAGAAAGTCTTCAGAACTGTTGCTAAAGCAGCACGTATGGCTTCTCCAATTACTGCATCTCCTGGTCCTGAGCCTGGTGGTTCTCAAATTAACCTTGGTGTAACTAAGGAGTATGATGCACAAGCACTAGTAGACGCATTCTTTGAGGCAGCTTCTATTCTTGATGAAAAGAATATGCCTAAGTCTGGACGTGTTGCCGTACTAAACCCACGTCAATACTATGCACTAGTATCTCAGGTATCTTCTAATATCCTTAACAGAGATTATGGTAACTCACAAGGTAACCTAAACTCAGGTGAAGGTCTATATGAAATAGCTGGTATCCAAATCAAGCGTTCTAACAACCTACCATTCTTAGCTGGTACAGTTACGGAAGAGTCAGGTCAGAATACTTCTGCTGGTACTGGTCAACCTACTGATGGTACAGCTGGAGACTTCTCAACTCACTGTGGTCTTATTTACTATAAGGAAGCTGCTGGTGTTGTTGAAGCAATCGGTCCTCAAGTTCAAGTAACTTCAGGGGATGTATCAGTCCTTTATCAAGGTGACGTAATCGTAGGTCGTCTTGCAATGGGCGTTGGTACACTAAACCCTGCTGCTGCAATCGAACTAATTTCTCCTAGAAGTTAATCATGTCACTACGTCCTGGTCAATCTACGACTATAACTAGAGAGAAAGGGAACGGTGCCAGTTTAAGTGGTATTGGTAGTGTTGATAAATCAATTACTATCAACCCTCCATCTCCTCTAGAGATAGGTCGTACACATTTGTCTCCTGCTAATATAGGAACAGTTTCATAACATAAATAATTATGGCTTTAAATACTTTAGTTGCAGCTGGAAACGATGCAGTTTCTGGCCCAACTAAAACAGAAGTCGATGCAGATGCGGATAAGGTTATACTACCTATGGCTACATATAGTGGCACATTAGCTGGTAATAACTGGACTGCAAATAAAAAAACTGCAATCAGACATTCTGTTTCACAAACTCAAGGCACCTCTGGGCGGCCTACTTCTGAAGTCTTTTCAGAAACATGTGGACTACGCATGGCGTATTCAACAAGCGAAAGTGCTGACACTGGCGTTTATGCCAACGGCACAAGAGTACCTAGAACTTAATGTATATGGGGAGGCTTCGGTCTCCCTTTTTTTTATTCACAAATATTTATACCTATGGCTACCACAACAGTTGACCTCGATACAGAACTATCCGCAGTGAATTCTATACTGGGAGCTATCGGTCAAAGTCCAGTAACATCACTAGGTGCATCAGATACTGATGATGGTGATACAATTAACTATGCTAATCCAGAGATAGCATTTATATATAATATCCTCAATGAAGTAAATAAAGATGTACAGAATGAAGGCTGGCATTTTAATACAGAATACCATGTAACTAAAACATTAGCTGCTGCTGGTGAAATATCAGTACCTGGTGATGCACTAAGATATGATTTCTTTAGTGAAGGTATAGATAAAACTTTTGATGTTGTTAAACGTAACGGTAAGTTATATGATTTAGTTGACCATACTTCTACCTTTGATTCAGGTACATACTATTTAGATATTGTAAGATTATATTCATTTACAGATTTACCTAATGCATTCCAAAGGTATGTCACTTATAGAGCTGCATCAAGAGCAGCTGCTCAACTAGTATCCAACCCACAATTAGTACAACTACTACAAACTCAAGAGGCTCAAGCACGAGCAACTTGCATAGAATACGAATGTAACCAAGGTGATCATTCATTCTTTGGTGGTCCTCACGATACTAATTACAGAAACTATCAACCATACCATGCACTTAAACGCTAATGGCAAGTATAACACAAACGATACCTCAGTATAATGGAGGCATATCTCAACAACCAGATGAAAAGAAAATCCCAGGTCAAGTAATAGAAGCTAAAAATGTTTTACCAGATATTACAAGAGGTTTATTAAAAAGACCTGGTGGTAAACTTATAGGTTCTTTAAGTGATGGTAGTAATAATTCACAAACAAATGGTAGATGGTTTCATTACTATAGAGATGAGACTGAACAGTATATAGGTCAAGTCAGTAGAACTGGTGATGTAAATATATGGAGATGTAGGGATGGAAAAGAAATGCATGTTGAGAATGATACTAGTACATCTGCTAGTTTAGTATCATATCTGACACATACAAACGATGAAGACATTCAAACATTAACTTTAAATGACTATACTTATGTAACGAATAGAACTAAAACTGCTGCATTACTTGATAATGCTTCTACAGTTAATCCTGCTAGACCTCCTGAAGCATTTATAGAATTAAAGAAAGTTGCTTATGCTAATCAATACGCAGTTAATTTATTTAGTAATAACGATTTTACAACATTAACAACAGCAACAAGGATAAGAGTTGAATTAGTTAAATCAAGTAATAACTATTGTGATGCTACTGCAGGTGATAATCATGGTGGTATGGTTTCAAGCCATGCTGATAGAATAACTGCAGGTCATCGGTGTGATGATACTGCTGGAGATAATAGAGATGCTTATGCACCTAATGTGGGTACTAGAATATTTAGTATTGATGATGGTACAACATTAACAGATGAAGGTATATCTAACCCAGGCAATGCTTATAGCTATACTATTGATGTAAAAAATGAAAGCGGTGTTTCAGTTAATAGAGGAGTAAATTTATACTTCCGTGTAACAACTACTGGTCAGTCTGTACCTTATACAACTGGTACAGGGAATAATGCAGCGACAACATACCAAGCAAGATATACAACAAACTGGGATCTTTTATATGGAGGAACAGGTTGGCATAAAAATGATTACTTTAATTTTTGGATGCAAGATGGTTATTATAAATGTACCATAGAAGAAATAAGTGAATCTAAAGTACAAGCAAATCTTGCTTTAGTTAGACCAGAACCTACAGCCTTTGATACTAAAACTGTAGTTACAGCTGAAAGCATTCTAGGTGAAATAAGAACAGAAATCTTAGGTGACGATAGTGGTGGTACAAACACCTTATATGAATTTAAAGATGATGAAGATAACGGTTTTTATTGTAGACAAATTGGTAACGGTATTTATGTTAGTCGTCCTGAAGATTATCCAGCAGGACCGTTCTGGGCATCTACTCCGACAGGTGATTTATTAAATGTATTTGGTGATTCAATAGCTGACATAGCAGATTTACCTAGTCAATGTAAACATGGTTATGTACTTAAAATAGCAAATAGTGAAGCTGAAGAAGATGATTACTATTTAAAATTCTTTGGTCAAGGTAATAAAGATGGTAATGGTGTTTGGGAGGAGTGTGCAGAACCAGGTAGAAATGTTGCATTAGATCCAGCTACTATGCCTATACAGATAGTACGTCAAGATAATGTAACGGCAGATGCAAATGGTACTACACATGCTGATGGTTGGTTTAAAATAGAACAAGTTACTTGGGAAGACTGTTTAGTTGGTAATGAAATAACAGTTCCAAATCCATCTTTTATAGGTAAGACTATAAACAAGATGTTGTTCTTTAGGAACAGGCTTGTTATACTCAGTGATGAGAATGTTAATATGTCTCAACCTGGAGAGTTCTTTAATTTCTGGCCTAAGTCAGCTATTGCACATACAACTACAGATAACATAGATTTGTCTTGTAGTTCAGAATATCCAGCTATTGTTTATGATGCAATACAAGTTAACGCTGGTTTAGTGTTGCTAACAAAAAATCAACAATTTATGTTGACGACAGATAGTGATATACTAAGTCCGTTAACTGTTAAAATAAATGCATTATCTTCTTATAATTTTAATCATAAAACTAATCCTGTTTCACTTGGTACTACTGTTGGATTTTTAGATAATGCAGGACAGTATTCTAGATTCTGGGAAATGTCAAAAGTTTTACGTGAAGGTGAACCTGACGTTCTAGATCAAACAAAACTTGTTAGCCAATTGTTTGATAAAGAAGTTAATAAAATATCTAATTCAAGAGAGAATGGTATCGTACTTTTTAGTAAAAAAGATACTTCTACTTTATATGGATTTAGATATTTCAATGCCAGTAATGAACGACTGCATCAAGCATGGTTTACCTGGGAAATTGTAGGTACGATACAACATCATGCTATATTAGATGATGCATTATATATTGTAGTTAGGAATAACGGTAAAGATACACTACAAAAATTTTCAGTAAAAATGCATACTGATACTACTAGTGTTACTGATGATAAGAATACTGCTAGTGATGCTACTGATGATGAGACTTACCGTATTCATTTAGATAGTGCATCTGCTGTAGTTATACCAGCTTCTACTTATAATGAAGGTCTAAATAAAACTACATTTGTAAAACCAGCTGGTTATGAAAATACTACTGCACAACTATGTTTGTATGATAATAATACAACTTCAGATTATGTAGGTAAATATAGTACAGCTACTATAGTTAATAATACCATAGAAGTTTCAGGTGATTGGTCTAATAGAACAGTTCTCTTAGGTTATTTATTTGATATGCAAGTTAAACTTCCTACTATATATTACACTAAAACTGAGAATGAAAGAATAAAAGCAGATACAAATGCATCATTAATTGTACATAGAATCAAATTAAACTTTGGTCCTTATGGTAGTTATTCTACTATTATAAATCGTTTAGGTAAGCCAGCTTATACAGAGATATGGGAAGCTCCTATTTCTGATCAATATTTATTAAGTAATGTAGCAATTGATGATGAGGTAACGAAGACAATACCAACCTATGAACGAAATAAAAACTTAAGTATTACATTAAAATCAACCCACCCTTCACCTGCTACATTGTATTCAATGGCGTGGGAAGGAGATTATACAAGTAAATTTTATAATCGTGTCTAGAATTATATATCCAATGACGTTGGAGGCTGCTACAGAAGTAGCCTCTAACCTTCTTCCAGAGGATCACAGAGAAGTTTTAGAGGGTCATGGACATGATCCTGTGGAAAGTATCCCTTTAACTGTTTTTAATTGTGACTCAATATCCTTTAGAATGCCTGATGGTCGATTAGCAGGTATTGCTGGAGTATATGAAGATGGTCAAATATGGATGCTATGTACACCAGTCATCCTAAAATATCCAGTAACGTTTGCTAGAGAAGCAAGACGTTATGTAGAACAACGAACAGAGAAGTTACTTTGGAACATTGTTGATGAACGCAACACTGTACATTTAAAGTTACTTCGATTCTTAGGTTTTAAGTTTTTAAGAAGACTTAAATATGGACCTAATAACTTATCCTTTATAGAATTTTGCAAAATTAATCATGGCATTTTGGGCAGCAGCAGGTGCAATAGCATCAGTAGGGATGGGAATCATATCCGCCAACAAACAATCCAAACAAGCAAAGTTAGCTAATCAACGTGACCGACAAGCTTATGAAAACGCAGAAGCACAACGTAAAGCACGATGGTTTCAACAATTAAGTGTATATGGAGCACGAAAAAATCAATATAAATTAGACTTAAATGAGAATGATATAGCTGCACAACGTGGTTATACTCAAGCTCAACAAGGTTTAAACGATCAATTTGCTGCAGCAATAAGGAGAAACGAAAATAAAATGATTGAATACTTACAAAGT